GGCTTGTGTACCTATCATTGGTACATACATCTTAGCAATCTTAGCGCAACGCACTCACCAGAAACTTTCCTACATGGAAATATGGGGTAGTGAAGCTTACAACAATTATAAAGATTGGCTTGTACGTGTAGTTAAGAATCCTAACATTAATGGTGTGTGTCCTATTCCATATTCTGCAAGCACTGGCACAACTCATCCTTTAGTGCAGTTCAATGAGGACTGGTATGGCAACTTTGTCAATGGTACTCAGAGTGAACAGTTGTCAGATGATGCTAATGGACGAATATCATGAGCTTATCACAATTTGATAATGTTGTAACTCAAATGATGAACACGTTTGGTGGTGTAGGAACTCTCAGAATCTTCTCTGATGGAACTTATACAGATGGTGAGCTTGTCAGAACTTCTGCAGATTATAGTGTCAAGGTAGCTCTGTTTGACTACCCACAAAGTAATGCTGGTGAGAAGTCCCAATTTGGTACATCCATATTAGCAGGTGACAAGCAATGCTTTATACAACCTATAAACAAAGCTAATACGTGCGAAGAATTAGAACAACCTGAAATAAAAGCTAACAGAGACGTAATTATTCTGAACAATGTCGAATGGAAAATATTCGCATTAAAAGAAATCAACTCCTCTGTTAATAACACAATAGTTTTTGAAGCGCACTTGCGCAAATAATGTAAAGGATAAAGTATGGCTCTTCAGTATAGCGTAAGCGTAAATAACGCACGTCTTGATAGTATTGAAACAACAATTGGCACATCTGCAAAACTACGTATCTATACAGGTAGTGCTCCAGCAAACTGTGCAGCAGCAGCAACAGGCACTCTGTTAGTAGAAATGGCACTCCCTTCAGATTGGATGGCAGCAGCTTCTGGTGCGTCTAAAGTGAAAGCTGGAACGTGGACGGGGACTGCATCTGGAACTGGTGTCGGCGGCTACTTTAGAATAGTGGATAATGCGGGAAGTGTAACGGGCTTGCAGGGTACTGCGGGGATGTCTGGAACTGACTTAATCCTAAATAATAGCAATATTGCAACTTCTCAGGTGGTTACGGTAGACACATTCTCGCTTTCAACGGGTAATACTTGATAAGGAATAGAAGATGGCTTCTGGACAAGGAAATATAGAGATAAATTTTGGAGGTGGAAATGGCTCTAATGAAGCTTCTGTAGCTGTCACAGGACTCTCTAACATCCTCTCCACAAATGCAGCAGAAGCCTTTGTTATGTATGAGGCTTCTACAGATTACACGGCAGAAGACCAAGCTTACCTCTCGGCTCTAATAGGGTTGACATGCGGAGTTCCCGTAGACGGAGTTGGCTTCACGATATACGCCAGATCAACTGAAGAGCTGACAGGCAAAATAAAGCTCAGGTACGTTTACGCTTAATAAAGGAATAATATGGCTTTACAATCAAAAATAGCAGGTGGAGTTAGTAATGCACTTGCAGATGTCGATACAGGTAACAACTTAAAAGTAACCCTACCTAGTGACCACGATTTTGCTGGTTATGCTGTACAAATTAATGACAATGATAATGGTGAGCTTACAGGACAAAAGTTCTTCTACTCTCCAGAAGTCGATACAGACTATAGACAACGTGTTTCTCAAGATTTAATTCTTGACGAAGAAATATTTAACTATGTAACCCAAAATACAGGGAAACATAAATACGCTGTAACCACAATGGCATCTGCTTGGAGTGCAGGACAGTTCACTACGAACAGTGCGAATATCACGACAACTACCACAGGTATTGAGTTAATTACTTATGCCACATTCCCTAACACTGGAACCCAAACTCTCAGTTGTGACGTAGAAGTTGGTTTTTCCCAGCAACCTACAGCTAATACTTTTGTTGAATTTGGTTTTGGTTTGGCTTCAACTGCTACCACTCCTACTGCTGATGGTTGTTTCTTTAGATTAAATAGCGCAGGTTTGCAAGGGATTGTGACAAACAACGGCACTGAAACTTCTACTGGAGTATTTCCTGCAACAAACGGTACTGGTGTTTGGACTTATGCCAATAATAAGAAGTATCAATTCATTTGTTACTTAGGTGGAGTTGCTGCGTATTTTTGGGTTAATGACGGAACTGGTGCAAAACTATTAGGAAGCATTCCTCTGCCTGCTGCCCAAGCACGTCTAGTCATGTCTGCTGGCTTACCTTTCATGTTCAAGCACAGAATTACAGGCGGTGCAGCAGGTGCAGTTTTCCAAGCACAACTCGGTTCGTACAACATTCGCTTAGGTGGGAGCAATGTAACATCTACGATAAGCACACAAGGTAACAGAGTATATGGGAGCTACCAAGGACACTCTGGTGGTATTATGGGCAGTTTGGCAAACTATGCGAATAGCACATTCCCGACAGCCACTGTGATGACAAACACCACTGCTGCTCTAGGTACTGGTCTTGGTGGGCAATTTTGGGAGATACCAACATTAGCAGCAAGTACAGACGGTATTCTTTGCTCTTACCAAGTACCTGTAGCTGGTGTAAACAGTACAAACAAACGGTTAGTGATTAGGGGTGTTGCTCTCACGAGTTGGGTACAAACAGCATTGACTGGCGGTGGGTGTATTGCACAATATAGTTTAGCGTTTGGTCATACTGCAGTTTCTTTAGCCACTGCAGAAGGTGCTACTACAAAAGCTCCTCGAAGAATCGCACTACCTTTTACTCAATCTATTACCGCAGCGCAGGCAGCAAATACTTTAGTACAACAATCTAGCGTATTCTGTGATTTTGGTGATGCTCCTATCTTTGTCAACGCTGGTGAGTTTGTTGCACTTGTTTCAAAGAAATCAGGAACAGTACCCTCGGCAGGCACAATAGCACATACAGTAACTTTTGTATACGGATGGGAATAATATGCCAATTACTTTAGATCAAGTGCAATTAGAATATAAAAGTCTTCCTCTGACATTACACGAAGATGGTAGCTGCACTGTATCTCTTCGCAAAGGGTTCTTCAAAGATGGTATTTTCAACATTGTTGCAATAGAAAACTACCATGCAACTAAGGAAGAAACCTCTGCTATCTTGGATGTGCAAGGGATTCCTCAACTGACTAGGCGAGACGATTTAAGTCTAGCAATTTATCAATTCTGCGTCTCAAAAGGAGCTGAAGCTGGTGTAATATCGTAAACTAATAGGAGCTGTAGATGTCATTATTATTAGCTCTTTTAGACCAAGGAAATAGTGGGTCAGCCAATCTAACAGAGGCAAATGACTCACTCAGTTCCTCCACCAGTGTTTTAGTAAATGCTTCAAGTGCTCTCACTGAAAGTAATGACTCTCTTGTAAGTTATACGAATGTATCAGTTGTTGCAACACTCTCTGTCACAGAAGTATCTGATAGTTTAGTAAGTAATGCTAGTGCGTCAGTAAATGCTAGTAGCACATTAACAGAAGCTGGTGACGTTGGAACATCTACTGGAACTGCATTAGTTAATTGTAGTCTGTCGAGAACAGAAGCCTCTGATTCAGTGGTTTCTAGTGGCTCAGTAGTTGTATCCTCAACACTAAACGCAACAGAGAACAATGACACAATTAACTCTACAACATCTGTAGCTGTAAATGCAAACTTATCAGTTGTCGAAGCTTCTGATAATGTTTCTGCCAGTGCAAGTAACAGGGTAAATGGATTATTGTCCATAACAGAGGCAAGTGATAGCGTAACATCTTCTAGCAGCGTAACTGTTGTAGCAACTCTAAGTGCTATAGAAGCATCTGACACATTAGTTTCCTCAGCCAATGTAGAGTCTAACGAGGTTAACGGTAGCTTAAATGTAACAGAATCTTCTGACACTCTTGCTTCTGCAGCCTCCGTGTTTGTTGTAGGTACGTTCTCTGCCAACGAAGTCTCTGACAGTGTTGTTACAAACAGTAGTGTGAAAGTTTCTTGTGCAGCTAATCTTGCAGAAATTGCTGATGTTGTTTCGAGTAATGGTGTTGTAGCAATTGTTGTCAATTCCAATATTACGGAGTTTGGTGACACATTAACAGCGACAGCTTCTCATGTTCCTGCTACAGCTAACTTAAACATCACAGAAGTAAGTGATTCTCTGACAAGCAATGTTTCTATAGCAATTCATGCTTCAGTAATAAGTCAAGAAGATTCAGATACATTACAAGCACTAGCTTCCAATATTGTAGCAGCTAACGCAAGTGTTTATGAAGAGTCTGACGGTGTTTTGGCTGCGAGCGTTGTGGATGTTCTCGCCAACCTAAATGTCACAGAAGCGTCAGATTCCATCGAATCTTCAGCTACCATTGAGATTGAGTATGTGCTCAATGAGTTGCGTAAGCATTATGTCTGCAAAGAGAATAGGTATTGGAAACCTGAATACGAGGACACTATCTCACATGTTTGCAAAGAAACCAGAAAATACAAAATAAGGATGTAGTAATGTCTAATATACAAAAAGAATTTGTTCATGCTCCTAGTGCAAAATTAGACTATGGTTTTGATTGGACTTTGTGGTTGCAAACAGGTGAGCATGTTATTACAAGTAGTTGGGTTGTTAGTAGCGGATTAACTCCTTCTTCAGAGAGATTGCAAGACGATATAACGTCTCTCTTTGTCGAAGGAGGTGTTGTTAACAGTAGCTACGATTTGACAAACAATATCATTACGTCAGATGGCAGAAAAGATTCTAGGACAATCAAGTTGTTGTGCAAGAAGCGTTAAATACAGCTATTGACTTTTAGCCACTATCGTAGTATAATCATAGGACAAACAAATGGGTAGCTTTGCAGATAGTATTAAAGTAAACATCAAAGAGCTTCAGCAAGAAGTTAATTATAAGATTACTAAAGTTGCTTCAGACTTATTCATTGAAACGGTACAAGGAAGTCCTTCTGCTTGGAACTCAGATGGCAGGGAAGCTCCTTACGCTGATGGTTTGCTAGTCAATCAGTGGTATCTTGCTGAGAATAAGTTCTCCAATGAGTTAAGTACCTCCGAAGATTTATATGGTAGTGCAAGCCTGAATCGTGCCAACAGTGTTCTCTCACTAAAAACATTCCTAAAGAAAGACGGTTTTGTTTCTTTCTCAAACAATGTCAGCTACGCAATTAACGCAGAAGTTCTAGGTTGGAAACAATCTGAAAATCCTCGGTGGAAAGACGCACCTCCTTACGCAATGATGGATAAAGCAATTGCAACAATCAAAGCTAAGATAGGCTAAACATGACACAAAGAACAATACGCTTAGAAGTAGAAGCTAAAGTGAAGGCTTGGGCAGCAGCTCAATCTCCTGTAATACCAATTGCTTACGAGAACATGCCTTACACTAAAACAGATGCAACGTTCATAGAACTCTACATCATCCCTGCAACAACTGTCAATCAAACAGTGAGCGCAGCTAGAAAAACATTAACAGGGTTGATTCAATTCAACATATACACCAAAGAAGGTGTTGGTACAAAGAAGTCTGAAGAGATTGCACAAGCACTCATAGACCTCTTCCCTGTAGTACCAAAGACAGGAACTGTAAGTATTGAACAGACAGGTTCTATTATGAACACTCTGTATCAAGCTCAATGGCTCGTAACTCCTGTTCGGTTCAGATACAGACAAGAAAACTATTAGCAGTAAAATTTGCCCTCAAGGGCGATTTCAAGCCGTAAGGCAAATTTAATAAAGGAAATAAAATGGCAGTATTAACAAGTACAGCACTGCAGAGTGCTTCAGGTGTTGTTACAGCAGTTGTCAATACAGCGTCAGCATCTGACACATTGACATACGTGGCTGGTAGTAATCAGTTGGTAGAGTTGAATAACACTACTGGCGGTTCTTTGACAATGGTTATTAAAGGTAGTGCTCCTAGTGCTGCTTACCCTGTCACTGGCACTTCCACTACAATCGACTTGACAGCAGGTTTCAGCGTTGTAGTTGCAGCAGGTGCAACAAAGATTGTGAACCTCGACAAGATCAAAGCGTATCTTACAGGTACTGGAGTTGTTACCCTTTCAGGTGCAGCTACAATGAAAGTTGTTGTTTACGCTTAATAATTAAAACTAAAGGAAAAGAAAATGTCAGAAATTCACAGCGCAGCAGGTACGAAGCTCTCTATCGCAACAGTCGGTGGTGCTCCAGCAACAATCAATCAGGCAGGTTTTGAAGCCAAAACTTACGTTGAAGTTGGCGAGATTACAAACATTGGTGACTTCGGTGCTACGGTTAATGTTATTAACCACAGCCCATTGAGTAATCGTGTTATCAAGAAATTCAAAGGCTCTATTAACAACGGTAGTGGCTCTTACGAGTTTGCATCTAAAGCTTCTGATGCAGGTCAGATTTTGGTTAAAGCAGCTTCTGTTTCAGACTTAGCTTTCGCAGTTAAAGTTGAAGAACAAGATGGTGCTATCACTTACTTCATGTGCTTGTTCACATCGTTCGTTAAGAAAATTGGTACGATTGATAACGTTGTAGCTGGTAGTGCGAACTACGAGATTACTTCTGAAATCGTTGAAGTGCCTGTTTAATTAGCATTAAACAGTAGTCCTGTCTAATTCTTAGACGCTCCTGTCTAACATTAGTTAGCAACAAGAAGGGGAACACAGATTCCCCTCTTACAACATAAATTAAATTCTCTCAAACTATAAGGATATAAAATGTCATTTAAATTGTCAAGCCTCAAAGCTAAAACTTCCGCTGTTCCTGTCGTTGTCTTGCACCCTTCTGTCGGTGAATTGATTGATGATAAAGGCAATAAAGTTACCCTCCACATCTACGGTAAAGCTTCTAAACAATATCGTGATTACACAGAAGCACAAACAGATAGCTTCATTGCAAAGCAACAAGCTAAAGTTAAGTCAAAGACAACTGGTAAGCAACTGTTGGCAGATCGTGTTAAGTTCATTGCAGCTATGACAGCTAAGATTGAACATCTTGAATCTGATGATGGTGGTAAGTATGATAACACAGCAGCTTTGGAAGAACTGTATGGTAATCCAGAATACCACTGGTTGCTAGAATTTGCAGAAACAGCCTTGGAAGATAACGCAAATTTCTTCTAACCCTGTCTGAAGAGCTTCTACTCTTCGCTAAACAATTAGGATGGTATCACAGCGTACCAGAAAAAGAAAAGAAGACTAGAGCTGCAAAATTATTAGAACAAGAATTAGGACTAGAACTCTCTTTGCCGCAATGCACAGCCGAGTTTCTAGTCCTTTTGTTTTATGAGATGGGACTCTGTGGACAGGGTGCTAACGGAGCTACTCCGATAACGTGGCAAGAGATACATGCATGGAATGAGATTGCTGACAAGCGACTAACTCCGTGGGAAGCAAATATGTTGTACGAGATGAGTTGTGCTTACGTTGCAGAAATTCATGCAGGAACAGAGATGGGTAGACCAGCTCCATATTCTGAAACAGATATGACTGTAGAACGTAGAAAATCAGTAGCAAGTAAATTTAGAGCTTCAATAGAGGCTGCAAAACAAAGTAGATAAAAAGGAAGCCTAATATGGCAATGACACCAAGCCAACTATCAATTATAGTTCAATCTAAGGGTATTAAAGAGGCTACTGCAGACCTCACCAATTTAGCCAAAGCAGCATCCTCTGTGGATGCTGAGACTAAAGCTTTTGTCATTGCTCAACAGAAGCTTGCTGAATCTAACAACAAAGTATCAAAAACATCTGAAGCGACAGCTAGAGGTGTGACAGCTCAAGAGCTGGCTCTGATTAAAGCCCACACTGCTGCTAACAAGATGAATGATGCTATGGTGGCTGCTTCTGTCAAACAACAGTTGATGGCAGATGGTAAGTTGGCTAAAGAGTTAGAGCGTCAAGCAGCAGCTTCTGAAAGAGCTGCAAAGGCTGCAGAAGCACATGAGCGTGGTATGGTTAAACAACACATTCAAGCTTTGAAGATGAATGATGCTTTTGATAAGCAAGCCAAAGGACTTGATGAGGTCAACAGGCATGGTAATGTCTATGTGAACACTCTTCGATCTATGGCAACTGCTGCATTAGCTTACGTAGGTGTCAATTTTGCAGCAAGTGTTGTAAAACAAGCAGATGCTTGGTCTATGATGGAAGCTAAACTAAAGATTGCAACAGGCTCACAGCAATCTGCTGTTAAAGTACAATCAGAGTTGTTCGACTTATCTCAAAAGATTAGAATTCCATTAGAGGATTCTTTGAAGCTGTACACTCGCCTG